TCGCTTCTTTGCCAGTATATTTAACTCTTACTGTTTTAGGTTTGCTCATGATTGTAAAATTTAATGATAAATCCTTTCGACTGGGGGCAGCCTAATAGCCCCCAGCACGAGAAATTTTATCCCTAGACTGTCAGATTGATACCGGCAGCACAAGTGTTGGCAAGATCAAGAATCACAAAAGAGAATTCCATTGTAATAGTGATTTCCCATCCGTAACCCTGCACGCGCTCAACCTCAGTCATTACATTTTGACCGAAGCCCCATCGTACTGCAGGAGCGTAGACCATAACATATTGACCCTTTGTGTTGTTCGCTGGCGTTGCTGAAACTTTACCGTCAGCCTCAGTTTTTGGCACCAAGGTATGGCTAAAAGTTTTGATACCGAAAGGCTTGATAAAGTCTTTCCCGCTACCATCAATCGTAGGATTCATGGTGTTTGTCGCAAGCTTAATCCCATCATCCGTAAGGATTTTGTTATAAGTTGCCGGCTCAGCAATACAAAGGATATTTGTAACATCTTGATATTGACTACCAAGAAGTCCCTTTACAGTCATGAACAAGTCAGAGTCAAATGTCGCTGTATTGTCAGTGTTTGAGTTGGTGATCGCATTTTCACGAATACCGTGATCGATCTTTAGGCTGTGGTACTGAGCAGAGCCGAAGGTGGTCGCTGGCGCCTGATCGTCTGAATTCACATTGCCTGTCGCACCTGTCTCAGAGTCCCCGTTGAAGATACAACCTTCCATTGTGCGAAGTGCTGCTTTTTCCCCGATGGCTACAACCTTGTCAAAAAGTCCTTTGTCGGTTGAGTGTCGAACCATCTTGTCGGTTACACCGAATTGAATGATGAATTCCACCTGAGTAAGAGTGCTCTTACTGGCGGTCATGTTGGTGTTGTTGAAGGCAGGGCGGGCTTCATCTTCCCACTCTGACTTACCGAGCATGAAGTAATCAGTGATATTATAAGGAATAGGATAGCTAACAGGCAGGCTGTCACCTTCATATCCTTCGCTAAGCTCAGACATTAAATGACCAGATTTTGCGGTCAAGTCTTTAATAGCATTAACAACTCCGTAGGCATCGTGCCAGTTCGGGTCATTCGTTACAGAAAGGTTTTCGTCGGCTTTCGTTTCAAGAAAGTCCGCATGTTTGCCTCGTCCAATCTCATGAGTTGCCTCTAAGAGCTGGTCTAAGGTCTTAATTTCGTCTACTTTCATTTTTAAATAGATTATTGGTTGATAAATTACGCACCGAAAAAGTTAGACTTAAAGCCTTTTTTCTCGTCGGGCTTTTCGCCTTCGCCTTCTTCACCCTCAATTTGCCCCTTAATTCCTGTCGGACTCATTCTAAGCGCCTTTTTTCGTGGCGTATTAGCGAGTTCGCCTTTTAAATCTTTCACCTCTTGCTCCAAGGCGCTAACCTTTTTGCTCAAAGCAATCATATTCTTAGGCGTGACAAGCTTAGGGTCAATCTTGATGGATTTTTCTTCGTCTGCCTCGTTCTCATCGGCAGCAGCTTCGTCTTCTGCATCAGCTTCATCGTCTGACTTAGCTTCGTCAACCTCATCCTCGGATTCGGTTTCTTCGGCCTCGACTTCTTCTGATTCATCAGCTTCGTCCTCAGCTTCTTCTGTGTCGTCTTCGGATTCGCCTGCGTCTTCGTCTTCTTCGGCTCCATCTTCGGCGGGTGTTTCAACGCCTTCGTCTTCACCGCTTATTTCATCGGCTGGACTCTCAACGGCTTCCTCGGAAGCGCCGCCCTGTTCTTCCTCAGGGGTTTCTACGCTCTCGGATTCCTCAACGACTTCGTCGTCTTCTTTTTTAAGTAAATCAATGTCTTTAGTATTCATGTCAACATCGTTAGTAGATAAAAATTCCTTTTTTTGAAGGTCAAAGTATTTTTTAACAGATTTTGCCAAGCTGAAAAGCTTCGGCGCGAAGGTTGCATCTGGATTGGCCGGGATAGACACAACCGAAATTTCAAATAGCTCTAACTCTTTAATCACCCGCTTGACTCCTTTTTCAAACCATACACGACGCTTTCCTTCGTCTGTGTTTGTGTCGATCTTCTCTCCATCCCTATCAATAAACTCTACTTTCTGCGGCACATAGCCAATCGAAAGGGTTTTAAGAATCCCAGCGCTAAGCTTCGGCTCAATATCCTTGTCTACAACTAAGATTTCGACATCAAGTCCATTCGGGCTGATATTCATTTTCTGGACTTTCCCAATAGGTCTGTTTGCATCATGCTGAAATAGCACAATCGGATTTTTGGCGAAGTTGCCGCCGATTGTTTTTCTAAACGCCTCAGGCTCTACCACATCATCATGGCGATCATGCGTAGGTGTTGAGGCAAGGCCACGAATCAAAGTGCCTTTCTCTGTCTGCTTGGCCTCTTTCATCTCGGCCTGAAAGTACATTTTTTTATTCATAATAGTGTTGTTATTAGTCTATTTCGTACAATGTGTCGCACCTGCATCGCGGGTGGTCATCACGCGGAGCCTCAGAATCACCGGACGCAAAATCTTTATCAAATTTAATCCATCCATTACTTTCATTTGCTGAGCAAAGTTCTGTCACCCTATCATCGCCAGTCGTCAGCCATCTTTTCGTCGCCTTATGGCCGGCATCAACCGCATCTGTGATCGGCACCTTATTGCCATGTGCATAGGCGTGGCCGATTTCGTTGGTGGCAATCATCTGTGACCTAGACTTACTAAACCCGAAATTGTCAGAGATTAATTTTGTTGTGTCGTTATAATTCTGGCCAGTAGCCAAAGCATCTTGCAATATTGGCTTAATTAGGTCCTTTGTAGTTTCACTCATCTTTGCCAAAACGAGTGGCCTGTCAGTTTTAAGATATTCTAATGCTAGCGGGTGGTCAAGCGTGAAAGAAATTCCGATTTCTGCAAGTCTGTTTTTTCGTATACGATAATCAGCGCCGAATTTCATTGTCGCTGCTGAATCTACAAGAATAGAATCGACCAATCCAGTGTCATCAAGCCCCTCGAAAATAGCATCAATATCATCATCGACCCCCTTCGTAAAAAGTTTCTTAGCCTCTTTTAGTACATATTTTAACTGCTTGTTTAGCTCGGCCTGCACTTTTCTTTGCAATCTTTTTTCTCTACGCCTCAAAGCTCGGCCATTTGCCCGCCGTAAAGCCTTTAGGATTAGCCTGAAAGTATTGTATGCGTACTCATTTTCAATCATATAAGCGGTTCACTAAGGAGGTCGTATACTCCTTTTTGATTCTTTTTGATATTTTCGCGCGCTGCTTTCTTGACCTCCCCAAGATCAACGGCTAGGTCATCAAGTAAAAGCCCGTTTACCATAAGCTCATCAGCAAGCTCATTGTCTGCTGGCGCCATCCCTCGAAGCTGCCTAGCTTCATTTGGCGTTATAATCCCAGCGGCAACATCAGATCGACTGCGGTTAAAAACTTCGTTCTCATCGTCGTAATCGGAAGGATTAACAACGGCTACGATGCTCTCCATGCCAAGCGCTGGCAAAATATGGTTATTTAGTATTTCCTCAAAATAGGTTTCGTATGGCCGTACAGTATTCTCGTAGAATTCACGCCTGATTATCGCTCCATTTGCACGCTGTACTCCCTCTGTATATCCGAGTAAGAAAGTATCTACACCAAAAGCTACTGCAATTTTCTTTACATTGAATTTGCGGTTTTCCAAAAACTGCATCTCTTTTTGAGATGGTGAAATTGTTTTGATGTCTTTGACAAATGGAATAATACCAGCCTTGAATTTGTTTTTTACCCCGCCATATTCTGCCTTCATTTTTTCTTTCAAGTCCTTTGCCTGTTTGATATTTATGTCCTCATTAAGAATAAGCAAGTGCGATGGCACCATATTATTCTCATAAAAGAAATATGAAGCCAATTGAGATGCCATATCAGTGCGAGCTTCCCACACAATACTCTCAATAGGCGAGACTCCTAGTAGCGGGTTGCGCGTTGAGTAGTCCATGATCGAGTGGATGATCTCATCTGGGTCAAAAGTGATCTCAGAAAAGCCAGACATTCTTTGAATGTATTGTAAAACTGT